TCATCAACAAAATTAGAAATGTCAATAAGGGCATTTTCTAATGATGTTTCATTCAAGTCTGCTGCAGTTGATGGTTCATTTCTAAATGTACCACCACCACCTAATGGGTGATCTGTAGCACATAGCTCTTTACCATCGCCTCCAGTGAAGCTTGAATCGAAAGCATTGTTTAATGTAGCAGCAGCTTTTACCTGCTTTGTGTGTGACATTGATCTTGCTAATGCTCTTGTATATCTTCTTCCAAGTTGATCATACAAGTTGTCTTCCATTGCTTCTTCTGTTAAAGCAAAAGCCAATGAAATTGTTTCCATTGTATAACGTGAAGTATATACTTCGTTTGCATCATCAAAGGCAACACCAGCACCTTCTGACTTAGTTTGTGCATTACCAAATCCACTTAACATTACTTCTTCTTCGAATGCTCGATCTGAAGTCTCTGTCTCATAAATTTCAGTATGCTGATTGTCGTAACGATCATATTCCATGCCGAATAAAGCGTTAAGACCAGGTTCTAACTCTTTTACGAGTTGCGCTCTTGATATAGCCATAATCTAATCTCCCTTACGCTAATCCTGCACCCTTTTGTCCAAATATGCTATTTTGAATAACTACTTGAACATTGGTTGCATCGGAACTTACATCGCTGTTCTCTGGATCTTGCGAAATATCAATCGCTTTGATCGGTAAACCAGCAGTGGTCGCACCTGTTGTTACATCCAACTCTGCACCTGATATACCAGTTACAGTAGAACCTGAACTTGTATATACGATGTCAAAATTACCAAATAAATCTGCAATTGGAAATGCAGCGTCACATTGAATCTCATAGACTACATTTGGGTCATCTATAATGAAAGCCTCAATGTCTGAAGCATTTGTGCTTGCAGGATAAAAGTTGGAAAAGGTTTCTTTTCCTGATGTAGGGTCTGTAAACCTACAACCATTGAATACTCCAACTATCGGAACAGTTCCTCCATCTGCGTGTACCTCTACAGTACCACCAGTAACTTGGGCAACCATGTCACCTTGAAAGATATTTGTTCCGTAATTGGCAGCGATTCTATATCGGCTTTGTCCACCATGAAAGGGTGCTCCCCCTATCATTTTAAGAGGACGCATACCGAATGCAGCATCTTGATTTGCCATTTAAGTCTCCTTAAAAAATACTAATTATCACTTTTCTTTCCACCAAATCGAACTTGTGATTTTCTCTCTGGTTTTAAGATCCTTCCAGCAGAAGATTCAGGTTGGCTTGCCAACTCTTGATCATAAACTGCCATCTGATTTGAAGTTTTTTTACGAAAATAATCATTTCTACTATCAGCAACTTCCTCTGGTATTCGTGCTAACAAAAGACCACCTTGACCGATTACTCCAGCATTTTTGCCTTCATCAATTGTTGGGGTTTCAAAATCAGGATATTCCTCTGCACGCACTAATTCATATCCCTCTCTTCTTCGCTTGAAGACATTTGACTTATCATCATAGTCCATTACACGTTCTCTGATCCACCTGTGTTTATACCCTACAGGAGCTTCGGGTGCATCAAGAGTTGAAGGTGGCTTCCAATCAGTTTTTCTTTCCTGTTTTTCACGAGTAGCAGACTCTCGATTTGATCTATCAGCCATCTTATGCTCCTTTTTGCAATTTTAATTTTTGCTGTGCATATTTTTCATATGGCACACCAAGTTTATCAGCAGTTCTTCTTTCACTTTCGCTAAGAACAACTCTCTGTTTTCGTCCAGTTTTGACAGAAGCTCTGCCATTTACAGGTGCAACAGTTTGGACATTGCTGTTACTCTGATCTTGTGGAAACAACTTAGCCATTTCTTTATCTATTTCTTCGTAATATCTGTCATCTGTAGCATCATACATTCTTGATACTTTCTTATCAGCTAACATTAGAGCTAAGTTTTTTTCTATTTCTTCATCTTTGCCATACCAAGGATTTTTAGCAATCCATGCTTTAATTTTAGGATTATCTTCAATGGATGGTTGTTTTACTTCTTGTTTTTGACTGCTTTGTCTCTCATTTTCTTTAATTGCTTGCTCTTGCTCTCTTTGTTGCTTGAGGACTCGGAGTCTTTCTTTTTCAATATTGACTTGAGTAAGTGCAGAATTTGCTTCTGCAATTTTTTCAACATCTTGAGCATCATAAGCCTCCTTTAACAATTGTTTAACTTGAGCTTCTTGAGATTGTATCCTTGTATCAAACTCATTTGTGTAGCCGTTAGTATATGTTTCAAGTTGTTTTTTAAGTTTTTTATTTTCTTCTTCAACCTGTTTGCCATATTTAATAGCGTTGTTCATATCATCTTCTGCAGCTTTTCTTTTTGCAGTTAGTGCATCAATTCTCTTTTGAACTTTTTCACTGTAAGATTCATGTTCGTCAGACTCTTCAGTCCGAACAATTGTTTGCTCTTTATTTTCAGATTCAGTTTCTTGTTTAGCAACTTCCTGATTTTCATCAAGTTCTACTACAAACTCATTCTCGTTAGAGACTTCTTCTACTTTATTTTCTTGTACTTCATTCATCATTACCTCCACTATACATATGAAATATCTGCTGGGTCAAGTATTGTAGCTATAATATTATCGTCATTTATGATTCTTAGCTCAAGACCATCCACTTTAAACCTATTTCCAGCATATCTACCCATAAGCACCCAATTCTTCTCAGAACAGTATGCTCCATTTGGGAACTTATCAGAATCTTTATAAGCATCTGGACCTAGCTTTACAACGTAAGCTACGACTGTTGCAAAAGACTCACGATCTCTTGTTGCATCAGGAATAATTATTCCTCCCTTTGTCTTTTCAGACAAGTAGTAAGGAATTACTAATATTCTATATCCTGTTGGTTGAGGTAATCTTTCTAATACAGATACATCTAGTTTAGACGGATCTTTAGAGTTTTCGTTGGCTTCTTCTTTATTATCAAAAGCTTTAGATATGGCTTTTGGAGTCGGATTAACTGCTTTTGCTTTTTGTGCCAGTATCCGATTTGGCACATACAACTTTTTAGTCATCTTCTATACCTTTCATCGAGGTTCTAAGTTCTTCTTCAATCCAGGTTAGTCCTCGTATTTCACCTGTTATTGCTCGATAGTCTTCCATTGAGCCTATCGCTCCATCAGCCAAAGATTCACTTAATTGTTCTTTTCTTTGACGTATGTTCTTATATAAATGCTCTGCTAATTTAACACCATCCATATTAACAATCTTCTTCTTCATACAAGTTAGCACACATAGGACATTTATATTCTTTGTATCTATACATCCCTATGGTCGGTATAGGTTCTTCATGTTGTATTTCTTTCATGGCTATTTTGTGAATCCAACAAATTTTAACTTCTTTTTCTTTATTCATTTTTTTGTATCTGTTTTTTTGAGCTTATCAAAAGATCTCATTCCACCAATTCCTAACATACCAAACATCAGAGGCATCATAACAGACATATCTGCTTGTGGAATTGTAATACCAAAACCTGCACAAATAGGTGCTACCATGTAATTTATTCCAAGAGATAGACCTGATATCCAGCCAATAAGGGGTCTCCACGAGCTTTGAAACCAGTTGCCTTTAGCATCTTCTTTTAGAACTTCTATTTGAGCAAGTGCTAATTCTTGAGCGTGTCTTTCAGACATGGTAGCTATCTTATGAGCAAGATCTGCCTTTTTGTCTGCGTCTGGAATAAATTTATCTAAAAGTCCTGTAACAGGACCTATAAGTGCTTGTAACATGGCTACCTCCTAATATACCTTCACTTTTTCTGGATCGATGTTTGGTATGAGTTTACACATACATTTATAATTTTCAACTTTAATCGGTACTTCTATTTTTTGACTGCTTAATCTTTCAGAATAATATAAACAATCATTAATGTTTTTGAAGTACACTCCACCATTAAAATTGTCGTTTAAATAACACATGAGCATAAATGCAGTCATTTTTTTCTAGCACGTTTTAAGGATTCTTTAGCAGACTTAGCAATTCTTACTACCTCTGCTTTTTTCATTACTTTCGCCCTTTGTTCCATAACAGTAAGGATTTGAATTTTTCTAGCATAAGGCTTGTTAATTCTTTTAACTTTTCTAACTGTTGCACGAGCATCAGCAGGAGTTGCAAATTTAATGCTAACAGTATCTTTTGGGTTTTCATCAGTATAGAGTCTTCTTCCTGAACCTTTAGGCTTTTTGCCTGTGCCAGTTTTTGGATCTTTTTTAGC